GGAAGTTGCCGTTAGATCGTATTGTACATTTAGATATTAATGGTGGCGAACCTAGTGCCAGTAAAAATTATCGTCACTTGTTGCAAAATATTCCTACCAATGTAAAATCTATTAGAATTAACACTAATTGTTCCACAATAATACCTGAGTTAATTGACCTATTAGAACAGAGCATACACGTAACTGTAACTGTTAGTCTAGACGGAATCGAAAACACTCATGATTATGTACGCTGGCCAATTAAATGGGATAAATTTTATAAAAACTTAATGACATATAAACATATGGGAATCCAAGACTTAAACACATGGACTACAGTTAGTGCATTAAATATTAGTGATTTCAGTAATATTCTTAATTTTGTAAAAGAACATAACTTAAATCATTCGTATGCATTATTACACGATCCTAAAGTATTAGATGTGAAATATTCGAATTCTAATACTTTACCTTTTAAAGATCTAATACCAGGACAAGTTGCTGTTGACGCAAGTAATCAAATTGAATTTGATGAATTTATTGAACAACAAAATAAATTGCGGGGAATAGTATGAGATGTTATGCTGAACTCCATTGTGAAAGTGTTAAAGAAATATCCAATGAAATTTTTAATTTTTTAAAAAACGAAACTAGCTTACTCTATACTACTAAATTTGGTTGGAATTTTCTTGATTGTAAAAAGTTATTAAGATCTAGTCCATCGTTATTGTTGTTTTTTAAACAACATAAACTAGTCCCCAGAGATGCAGCAATAACAATAATAACAGATAACATACATTTGGGAAAACATATAGATGAATTGCCAGTTATCGCCAAAATAAATTTTCCAGTTCTCAACACAAATGGTTGGGCAAACCGCTGGTATATTGATGATGTATTAGTTGCAGAACTATTAGATATGAGCTACCCTATAGTGTTTAATTCTCAAATAGTACACAGTGTTGAAAAAACTACAGCAATAGAAATACCACGTATTGTAGCAAGTTTCACCTTTCATAATGAACCATTGGAATTATTAAAATGAAAATAGCAATCACAGGTCATAGTGCAGGTATAGGTCAAGCATTGGCAAAAATATACGAATCAAACGGTCATGAAATAATTGGATTAAGTAGAAGAAACGGATTCAATATACGTTCGATGCCCAAAGTCGCTGAAAAAATAGAACCCTGTGATATGTTTGTAAACAACGCACAGGTAGGATTTGCACAAACAGAATTACTCTACGCAGTTTATAAACTGTGGCAAGGTATACCGAATAAAAAAATTATTAACATAAGCACCATGATGACACTGGAGCCTGTTAGTACATTACCCGGCATCGATATGATAGAGTATCGCAATCAAAAATTAGCGCTTGAAGAAGCACACAGACAATTACTACATTTACATGATTGGCCTAAACTATGTTTAGTTAAGCCTGGCGCAGTGGCTACACAGCCCGGTCAAACGAGCCCACCGTATGCAGATGTCGATCAATGGGCTACTACATTGATTAATATATTGGATGCAGGGCCTAACCTAGAAGTAAGTGAAATATCTCTAGGTGTGAATCATCAATGAACAGTAAAGAATACTTAACCAATCGCGCATTTTGTCCTATGCCATGGACCGGGTTGATGTATAATTTTGACGGAAATATTAAGAATTGTATACGTAGTTCGGATCCGATTGGCAACTTACAAGATCATACTATACATGAGATATTGGCCAATGACATTGATGTAAAATCCAATATGCAAGCAGGGCAAAAATTTAGTCGTTGTAATCCGTGTTATGAGCTGGAACAAGAGAAAAATAATCTTAACATTATAAGTGACAGAGTTTTTTATCTCAAAGAACTACGTACAGTCGACCAAGATTTATACGATACCACTAACTTTGATTTGTATACCATCGACGTAAGATGGAGCAATCTTTGCAATCTTGCTTGTGTATATTGCAATTCAGATTTTAGTAGTAAATGGGCCAGCGAACTTGGTGTCAAAATCACTACACCCCGAGAACAACAACTTATCGATTTTAAAAATTATATATTTGACAATGTGTCACAACTTAAACATGTTTACTTGGCTGGCGGCGAACCGCTGCTAATGAAAGAAAATCTAGAATTATTAACATTACTCAAAGATAAAAATCCCAATGTTAATCTACGTGTCAATACCAATTTAAGCAAAGTAGATACAAAAATATTCGATTTGATTTGTGAATTTAAAAATGTACACTGGACCATAAGCGTAGAAGCTATGGAAGACGAATATGAATATATAAGGTACGGCAGTCGATGGAAAGACTTTTTAGAGAATTTACAAATTATCAAATATTTGGATCATAAAATATCATTTAATATGTTACATTTTCTTTTAAATTATAAATCAATATTCGAATGTGTTGATTTTTTAAAGGGACTAGGATTTCACAACAACAGTTTCATTATTGGTCCATTACTAACGCCAGAATACCTAAATATTAGACATCTGCCAGACAATGTGTTAAACTCAGTAATGAAGATACTCGAAAAAAAAATCAATGAACGTTCAGGGTTTTTACTTGAAAACAGCTACAGAAACATGTTACAATACATAAACATTACAGCAAAGAAAGACTTAGCAAACTCATTTGAACAAATAAAAATTATGGACACAAGACGTAGTCTGAGCAGTGAGAAAATTTTTAAGGATCTATATGGCAATTGGTAAATTATACATTTCATATCCTAAATTTAATTGGGATACTTATAAATCAAAATTGTTAGATCATAGTAATTTAGTAAAAATAATATCAGCCAAAGAAACTATCGATTGTCATACCACAATACACGACATGAAATACGAAAATATTCAAAGAGTGATTCCGTCGGCAACGGAAATAATTCTAATAGATTTAAATATCTTTGATAAAGATCAGTCCCATCTGCACCCAAGCGACAATTATTATGAGTACGGTAGATTATTCAATGAACTATCCCGCGTAAAAGACAAGGTTAAGAATTTTGATTGGATCGACAAGATAGATTATAATTTTTTTAATGGATTAGTAAAACAACGAACCACAGAAGATCCAGTGTTATGGACTGTTGGGTGTAGTGTAACATACGGATGCGGAGTTGATTACGCAGAAAGATGGGGATCTATTTTATCCCAACAACTTGACATGCCAGAAGTTTCGCTGTCTAAACCGGGCAGTTCATATCATTTTCATACAGATCAAATACTAAGATCTGACATTAGATCAGGCGATATTGTAGTATGGGGATTAACAGAAATGTCCCGATTTGAGTATGCAAAAAACTGGGAACTAGATTCGGGGACAATTCGAGAATACACTAACCTTCCTACTTATTTACAATACTACACATTAGACTATTTTGATAGTCAAACTAAATTTGTACTTGCAATGAAGAATATCTTACAAGTTATAAATTATTGCAAAAAAATCAACGTAAAGTTATATATAATTAACTTAATGGATGTAACTTATTTTAAAACAATTTTTAGTAAAATGCCCAATTATATTGATTGTGCATCGGTAAAAATTTATGATGGTCATCACAATCCGTTATATTTCATTGACTGGGGTACAGATAATGGTCACCCGGGCCCTAAACAGCATAGAGAATATGCAGAAAAACTAATCAACTTAATAAAGGAAAACAATCATGGCTAAACCATTTGACGTAAGTAAATTTCGTAAAAGCATCACCAAAGCTATCGACGGTATCAGCGTTGGTTTTAACGATCCAACAGACTGGATCAGTACCAACAACTATGCACTAAACTATCTTATCAGCGGAGACTTTCATAAAGGAATCCCGTTAGGTAAAGTTACAGTATTTGCCGGCGAATCGGGCGCAGGTAAATCGTTTATCTGTTCAGGCAATCTTATTAAAAATGCACAGGCACAAGGCATTTATCCTATTCTTGTTGACACTGAAAATGCACTGGACGAAGCATGGTTACGTGCGTTGGGGGTAGATACCAGTGAAGATAAACTATTGAAACTTAACATGGCTATGATTGATGACGTGGCTAAAATGATTTCAGAGTTTGTTAAAGAATACAAAACCCTACCAGAGGATCAACGTCCCAAAGTACTGTTTGTTTTAGACAGTTTGGGTATGTTATTAACACCCACAGACGTTAACCAGTTTGAGGCAGGGGATATGAAAGGTGACATGGGCCGTAAGCCTAAAGCACTGACAGCATTGGTACGTAACTGTGTAAATATGTTTGGTGATTTAAACTTAGGATTGGTTGCCACTAATCACACATACGCCAGTCAAGACATGTTCGATCCCGATGACAAAATCAGCGGTGGGCAGGGTTTTATCTACGCATCTAGTATCGTTGTTGCTATGAAGAAACTCAAACTCAAAGAGGACGAGGATGGTAATAAGATTTCAGAAGTTAAAGGTATTCGTGCCGCGTGTAAGATTATGAAAACACGCTATGCCAAACCCTTTGAATCAGTGCAAGTCAAGATCCCCTATGAAACAGGTATGAATCCCTACAGCGGACTTGTTGATATGTTTGAAGCAAAAAGTTTATTAACCAAAGAAGGTAACAGTCTTAAATACACACTAACAGACGGCACAGTTATTAAGAAGTTTCGTAAAGCGTGGGAACGCAACGAAGACGAATGTCTTGACAAGGTTATGCAAGATTGGACAGCCAATCCTCATAAAACAACTGTAGCTGACGTTCTTAAAGAAGAGGAATTCGAATGAGCATTGACGTAGAAGTTTTAAGTGAAGCATACCAAACACTTAAACAATATATTCCACAAAAAGATAGACAGGAAGCCGCCGACAACTTAATGAGTATTCTAGTAGATGTACTGGGGGATGTTGAGTTAAAAGAATTCGGCGGCACTGACGCTTATACTAAGCGCAGTCTTGAAGAGTATGCAGGAGACATGGAAGATAGTTTCGAACAAGACGATTACGAAGAATAATGGAATCAAAATATTTCCCCATCACACAGGGAGTCGCATGCCAATCAAAATGGGCATGGAGTACTGTCTTCTTGACAGAAGGGACAACTAGATCTTGTCACAGGGCATCGGAGAGTCCGCTTACTGCTGAAAACTTTCATAATTTTCATAATACAGAAACAAAGTTATCAGACAGACAAAAAATGCTGAACGGTGTTTGGCCGACTGGCGGTTGTACGTATTGTAGTAAAAATGAAGAAGCAGGCGGATTCAGTGATAGAATGTTGCATAATAAAATTCCTAATTTGACACCCATTGAATTGGAAACAGATATTACAGCAACCACAGTTACTCCTACTATACTAGAAGTATTTTTTGATAATACTTGTAATCTTTCATGTTTATATTGTATACCTGAATTAAGTTCTAAGATAGCAGAAGAAAATAGAAAATTTGGAGCATTTAATACATCTGGTGTTAACTTGCCTATATTAGAACAAAAACATTTACAAACTTTAGCTCCTGAATTATGGAAATGGATGGATAATAATTTCCAATCTTTAAAAAGGTTTCATTTTCTTGGAGGCGAACCTTTCCTGCAAAAAGAACTAGACAAATTACTTAACTTCATTGATACACATCCAAATTCCGACTGTGAACTAAATCTTGTTACTAATCTTATGGTTAGTCATGACAGATTAGAAAAATATATTAAAACATGTAAACACTTAATCGACACACAGAAAATACGACGTTTGGATATCACTGCTAGCATTGACTGTTGGGGGCATGAACAAGAGTATGTGAGACATGGAATTGATCTAGTTACATGGACAGAAAATTTTGTATACTTGCTAAACAATCAGTGGATTACATTAAACATCAATCAAACAATTACTCCATTAACAATAAAAACTATGCCTATTTTATTAAAGCTATTGTCCGACTGGAAAAAAGTAAGACCAATAGGACATTTTTTCAGTGTAGCAGAACCTGGCCCAAGCTATCTGCGACCAAACATATTTGGCCCCGGAGTATTCAACAATGATTTTAAACAAATATTGTCCCTGATGGATAATACCAATGATCAAGAACAAACAGCAATAAGTTACATGACTAGTATAGCCAATGATATAGAAATTAAGGAAAAAAATTCTGTAGAACTCAAAAAACTATTGGTATTTCTGAATGAAAAAGATCGTAGGCGCGGAACAAATTGGCAAAAAACATTTCCGTGGTTAGAAAAGCACCTAAACAATGTGGTATAACAAAGTAGTAGCAGATCTTGGCAACATACCCGCCTTCATTAATTATTACGAAGATGAGTTAGTGGAAGCCAAATTTGACTGTGGAGTCAAAGGTAATTTGGAAAAGAATATTGCTAGCCTGCCTGGCTTAACTGAACACAGGTTTAATCAGTTACAAGAAATTGAGGCAGTGTTGAACTATCTAAACATACAACTACGTAAGATTCGTAAAAAACACTTTCAAAAATATCTTGAAGGATATGCCCGTGCGCTGACTAGTAGAGATGCTGAAAAGTATGTGGACGGTGAAGATGAAGTTGTTGATTTTGAAACTATCATTAACGAAGTTGCACTAATACGCAATAAATGGTTGGGTCTACTTAAAGGTCTAGAAAGCAAAAACTTCATGCTAGGGCACGTGGCTAGACTCAGAACTGCTGGCATGGAAGATATTACTCTATAAGTATTGATATGAAAATTGTTGTAGTCAGCGGGGGTTTTGATCCCTTACATTCCGGTCACATTGCTATGTTCAAATCTGCAAAAACACTGGGCGATCGTTTATTAGTTGCAGTTAACAGTGATGCTTGGCTTGTTCGAAAAAAGGGCAAAGCATTTATGCCTTTGTATGAACGTACTAGTATTATAACTAATATATCCTGTGTGGATGAAATTGTCATGGGCTACGATGACAGCGATGGATCTAGCACAGATGCACTACGCAGAGTCAAAGAAAAATATCCCACAGATGAGATTATCTTTGCCAATGGTGGTGATCGCAATATGTTCAACATTCCAGAAATGGCTGTGGAAGGTGTGACGTTTAACTTTGGAGTTGGCGGCGCCAACAAGGCCAACAGCAGTAGTTGGATACTAGAAGAATGGAAAGCACCCAAGACTGAACGAGCATGGGGATATTACAGAGTATTAAAAGAATATGGGCAAACAGTCAAACTCAAGGAACTTACAGTAGAACCTAGACAGCG